GTATACGAGGGGGCGTAAGCCGAGTTCGCATAGGCGAGACCTGCATACGCACCGTTAATCGCATGACCGCCGAACAGGACACCACGCAACACTTCGCCTGAACTTGGAATGTTGGTATAATGGTAATCACAGAAATAAGTCGTAGAACCACCGCCGACAACATCAGGTATGATTTCGCCTCCCTCTCCGAAAATTACAGACTTCACATAAGCCTCCGTGCGGGCTTCATTGCCGACATGGGAATAACCCGTATAATTGCTGTCATTGAACTTTTCGGGGTCATCTGTGACAAAAACCTTACTCAGCCCTCCTGCGGCGGCTGACTGTATTTGAATGTTGATGCCGTCCGTCCATTGCCAGATATGACCGAAAGGATTTTCAATACCACGATAACGGGGAACATTGACTTTCTTGATTGAAGAATCATATTCGGTTGGCATGGAGTATTCTTTTATGCCCGTTCCGTTACCGAGTTCATCCGTATAACCACAAGGGATAAAAGGATAATAACCGTTGAACGCACTCCATTTGCTGCCGTCAAGTGTTGTAACCCCGTCTCCGAGACCGCCTTGTGCGTAGCCGTTGCTGTCTTTTGCGGCGTTGTACGCCTTTTGTGAATTGAGTGTGGCGTATTCAACGGCAAAAAGCCAAAATAAGTCTTTCTGAATGTCATACGTCATGCAGTTCCATTCTTTTGTTGACGACTTCCTTTTCCGGGCGTAGGCTCTGAAATTTGTACGTGAAATTGCCGTTGCAGGTCTTCCCAACAAAGTGTTGCTGTTTGCGTCCTTTGATGAATCATTGTTTCCACCTCTGTAATCTGCATCATCATTCACAACAGAACAAAGGGTCGTAGTTGAACGCTGTACAGTGGCTTCATAGGCTGAAACATATTTCTTCTTCACTTGATGATAACCGGGTAACGGATATTCAGAGAACTTCACACGGCGTTTGTTGCCCTCTGTCTCGAATTTTCGGAAATACATCGGGAGTTCTACCATGACCTGACCACGTGAACCGTCACGGGTCTGTCCCGTCCAATCCGATGGATTGAGGTATTCAACCACATTGCCGTCATCATCAAGAAGACAGCCTTTCATACGGTTGTGAACGGGCAAGGATTTGTGAAGTGACATATTGCCGATACGAGTGACATCAGGCGATGATACCGTTGTGTCGTATTCAATTCCATACATGCAGCTTTCTTCCATATTTGGCAGCAAGGCTGCGAGAGCCGCTTTTTTGCTTTCCCCGTCTTCCAATACTTCACATAAGAGATTGAACGGGTTGTTGCCTGAAACGTCAGGCAGGTCGCTCAAACGCTTTCCGTTTGTGAACGCTTCAATGATTTCCCTTACTTTGCTTTCTTCATCTGTTGATAGTGCCATAATCGTAAATGTTTTATGTGTTAAACAATTTATTTTAATTGAACCTGAATGCGCCGTTTGCGGTCAGGCGTAAAGTTGAGGTTGTACAAAGTCTGACAGACAGGGGTACAACCTCAATGTTAATAGTCTGGTAAATGCCCGTGTTCTCTGTCGGGATGACATGTATTCTGCTTGTGCCTATCCCGTTCACGGTCAGAAAACCGTCAGGGGCAACGGAAACCGCTTTGTCATCGCCCAAGAAAAGGACATTGTTACCGGTTCCTGCCGGAGATAGGCTTGCTGTTATTCTCAGAACTTCTTTGTTCCCTTTCGTTATTTTTGGGGGAAACTTTAAAGTCATAGATGTGGGCTGCTGCCTTGCCTGTGCTGTAAGTGTATCCTCTAATTCTTCCAAGCGTTCAAGCCCGGCATTCATTTCGGATATCTTGTCTATGGCTTCTTCGGTTGCTTGTTGTGCGGCTGTCGCTTGTTGTTGAGCATTTGTTGCCGCTGTATTGGCTTGTGTTATAGCGTTGTTCACACGCCCCGCCGCCGTGTCTGCCGCCGTTGCTTTTTCATTTGCCAATGCTGCCGCTGCGTTGGCAATTGCGGCTGCAGCCGTGGCGGTTGTCCCACGTGCGAGGCATTTCCACCAAGCGGTTTCAGTGACGGCGTGTCCTTTGTTATTGTTTTGTAATGACAAATAGGAACTATCTTCCGTGTCAATAAAGTCAAACCGCTTGTAAGTCTTTTCGGCGTTATAAGAACCTGCGTCTGTGAACGCCACTTTTCCTAAAGGTATCTTTGTCATATTCGTGTAACTTTAAATTATCCAACATTCAAATAAAGTTCTCCCGTCTGTTCATCAAACTTGATAAGTTTGTCGCTTACTTCATCTTCAAATTCCATGTATAGAACCATGTCATCATCGTCTATGCTGAATGTCGGGTACAGTACGCCGCCTTTTGCGAGAATACCTGTATCGACATACTTTTTCTGAGCTTCATCCCATTTCCACCAATTACCGTTGTCACCCATTTTCGGGGGATTGTCAGCTTGTTCCTTTGCCCGGTCTGCTTGTGTGTTAGCGTTCCCCGCTGCTGTATTTGCCTTTGTAGCTGCATTGTTGGCAGAGGAAGCCGCACTGTTGGCTGAATTGGTGGCGGTCACGGCGGCTTCCTTTATCTCTTCTAAATCTTCACGGGCATTGTCAGCATTGGAAGCGGCGGTATTAGCCTTTGAAGCCGCATTATTTGCGTTGGTTGTGGCGGTGTTAGCCGCTGTGGTTGCCTTATCAGCGTTCCCCGCCGCCGTATTTGCTTTTGTAGCCGCATTATTTGCAGATGAAGCCGCACTATTGGCAGAACCCGCTGCGGTGTTCGCACTATTGGCGGCTGTCTCAGCTTTTTTTGCCGCAGCTACTGCATTTTCATAGGCGGTCTGAATGTGTTCCAAACTTACCTTGACGCTCGTTTGAACCCCGTTTATCAGCTTAACGCCGATTGTGTATAATCCTTTCAGATTATCGGAAAGGGTTAATTCGCTGATTTTAATTCTTTTCAATCCCATAATTTCATATTATTTTTCGTAAGTCAATCGCAAACTCCCCGTCTTCTGTCACAACCAAATCCCGTGTTTCTGTCGCAAGGACAAATTCATCGTCTTCAAGCCTGAATGATATGAAACACAGGGTTATGGTAAATTTGAGCCATATTTTATCTGAACCGTAAAATTCAGACACGGAACAACTTTTATAATGGCAGGGGTATTCATAGCCTGTTTCATCAGAGTATAGCATTCGTTGTTCAGGTTGCACAAGGTTATAAAGCAACGCATCATAATTGCGCCACAATTCGGTTAAATTGGCGGCTTTCATAAGGCAGTTTATCTTTACGTCCTTAGCTTTATAGGTCACTTTCTCTCCGTCATATAAAGCCCCGTTCAGCTTTTTGATATTACGCAGGAGGCAGGTCTTGACATCAGGGGATTTTTCAATCTCATCAAAAGTCCCGTCCAACACGATAATCCCGTAATCTGAGAACGGTTTTCCGTCAAGTTCATAATTATCTGACCCGTAAAGAGAGCTTTCAGGCTCTTTGTAGGCATATTCGCTCAAAGGGAAATCATCGGCAAGTTTTATCGTTATAAACCCGAGAAGCGTTGCCAAATCCGTGTTCGGGTTTGACACGAGGCGCAGGCTATAAGAACGTCCTATTTCCCTGAAATCAAATGTATGATAGGCTTTATCTGATAACAGTTCAATAAAGCCTCCCCAACAGTAATCCTTGCCTGAGAGAACAATTTTCAATGAAAACTCCTTTGTGTTCAATGTCGGTTCAGAAAGGTCAGGTTCTATACCGTCTTCTTCCTGCCAATCGTTACTTGTGACAGCTTTCAGGGGAGGGTACGCCACAAGTTCGTTGTAGCCGCCCTCCTGAACGTATATGCCGTACTCTGTGAACGCATCCTTACCGTCTATGTAAAATCGACCTGACATCATAATATTACCGCATTTCCTGATACGTTACGAATTTGTTGGCAACCCGTTGAACCCTTGACGGAAACAACCGCCCAGCCCGAAGCGTTGATGAACGCCTTAGCCCCGTGAAGAAGAAAGACTTCATGGCGTTCAAGCGTGTCACAATTTACCGTTGCGCTTGTGCGTCCGATAAGAACCGCTTTTCCGGGGTTTTTCAGCGTGATTATACCCGCATCAATGTAAACGCCATATTTCTCAGGGTTGAACGGTTTGAACAGCCTGAAAGTCGCTATATTCGGGAAACGATGTCTTATACAGAATTCCATCCCCTGCGGGCTTGTGAACAGCCGTATGAGGCTCTGTAAATCTTCCGTCCCTTTAAACATCTCACACATGCGGTATTTCTCCGCCATATTTGGCAAGGAACGACTATCGCATTCTTGCCGGGCTTGCTCTTTGACGACCCTCCATTGGGCGTAAACCTGTCTGATAATTTCTTCCATATCAATTCTTTAATTTTATGCCTTTCAAGGCGAAATCGTTAACTGTGTCTTTGGTCTCTTTGACAGAACTTTCAATGTTTTCAATGTGTCCCGCCATGTTTTCTGCGTGCTTTTCGATGTTCAAAACTGACTTCAAAATCATGTTCACGACAGAAAGAATGATTTTCGTGTTCTCGGATATTGAGTACGTGTGCCCCTGAATGGCTGTCGCACGTCCGCTCAGTTCATCAACACTTTCTTGCGAAGCCGTGGCGATTCCTTTCTGAGAGGCTTCACGGGTTGCGTCTGCCGTTACCTCAAACATTGATTTGACGTTCTCAGGCAGGTTTTCCCATATCTTGGCGAAGTCTGTCCCGACAGCGTTCAAGTCAGAAGCGAAACCACTCATAGATTGGATTACAGCGTCAAGACCGACAAACTGACCGTCTTTGAACCATTTAGCCTTATACTTGTCAAAAATCTCCCCGAGAGGTTCTTCAAGGAACTTTGATACAAGCATACGTTTCATAACGTCAGCCACAATATCTTTGACCTTATCGCCCCATGCCTCGGCGTAATCTTCGCCCGCCTGAAACGCTTCAAAAAAAGCGTTCCCGAGTTCTTGGGCAATATCGGAACTTGAACCGCCGATGATGTCCTCCACCATGTCATTGATGACAGCTACCGCCTGTTGTCCGAGTTCTTCAATCTGACGCTCCCATTCTTCTATTTTACCGTGGTCGGTTTTCTTCTTGTCTTCTTCATTCCTGATTTGTTCTTGAATAAGAAGCTGTTGCTGCGCAAGATTTCTAAGCTGTTCTTGGGCGTTACTGTATTTCTCACCCCCGAGAGCCTTATCAGCCGTGTAAGCGATATTTGCATACGCCGTGGCGAGTTTCTCTGCGGTTTTTTGGAGCAGTTCTGCATTGTTTGAAACATTGCTGAACAGGAGCCGCCAAGCCCCGGCTACATCATTGACAGCCTTTTTGTTTCTCAAAAGTTCTTTGTAAGTCTCTGATAAAGCCATTCTTACACGCTCAACGGCTTTCCCGCTGTTTTCTTGTAACCGTACAACATCTGCATTGTCAAGCTCCCATTGCAGCTGGTCGATGCGGTCTTGCAGGGCTTCAATCTCCTTTTGCTTTTTCTCGTCGTTGTTGAACAGGTTGACAATCTGCATCGCTATCTGCATCGCAGCCGATATGATTGTGAGTATCACGGAGGCTTTCTCGACGGTAGATATGGCTGGGGCAGTAGCCGTACCCTGCATTCCGGTAGCAGACATATTGACAAGCTGCACGATGCCGTTAATCATAGACAGGGTGGAGGTCATTATGCCGCCAGCCGTCGATATGATTTCCCCAGCCACGCCCCCGACGGTGTCGCCGATTTCCTCGAATGACTTGTTGCACTCGTTCAGAACCTTATACAGGTCTTCCCACTCCTTGACGCTTCGCTTGTTGGGAGAAACGTCATTCTGTGCGTTAGCCTTTTCGACCTTGCTTTTGGCGTTGGATACTTTGGCTCGTGCAACGGCTATCTGCTTCCCGTCTGCCGTTCCTGACTTTTCGAGCTTTTCCAATTCCTCCTCCGCCTGTTTGAGTACGGCTTCAAGTTGTTCAAGGGACAGGCTCGCAATCGCTTCGCACCACGCCTGATAACTTGCCTCCCGTTGGGCAAACTGTTCATCCACGGCTTTGTATGCTTCCTGTTCTGCACGGTCAAGTTCATCTACATTTCCCTGCGTGACCCCCTGACGAAGTTTTTTGTTCCCGTCTTTATCCGTTTCATAGAGGCTTTCACGTTTCTTCTCGTATTCTTCTGTTATTTTCAGGCGTTGCTGCTCATAGGTCAAAACGTCTTGCAGCATATCGTCAAGAGCTTGTTTATTACCCTTGATTTTGATTTCCTGTGCAACCTTTTCATAAGACTTTAACATTGCCTGTTGCTCGGAAGACAAGTCGGCGGTAGTCAGGTTCAGGGAAGCACGGTATTCAAGTTCTTGTTCTTTTGTTGCTTTGGGGTTCTGATTGAGCCATTCAAGCACTTTTTTGTCCTTCAGGTCTTCAATCATTTTTTGTGCCCGTTTCTCGTTCTCCGCAATGAGACGGTCATAGTTCAACTGAACTTGTGCAACGGTCTTTTCATAACCGTCTTCAAGTTCATTAATTTGAGCCTGCCGAATATCTATTTCAGCCTGTGAAACGGCTTCTGAAACTTTTGTTGAATACTCCTTGATTTTAGCCGTGCGCTGGGCTGTTTCATCGGCGATTTTCTGCTGTTCCTTAGCCTGCCTTTTTTCCTCGTTCTTCTCCTGTGTAGTCTTCTGTGTTGTACCCGCCTGTTCAAACAGCTTTTGAAAGTCAGATGAAACAGAAGTCATTTTCTCAGAATACTTGTTTATACGAGCGTCAATCTCGTTCAAAACGGGGTCATTGGCGATTGTCTGTTTGAACGCTTCACGGGCTTTCTTCGCACCCGCTTCCGTGTAAACCCATTCCCCGCTACGGTCAACATATTCGTAACCTCCTTGTGTCGTGTGAGAATATCCCGGCACTTTGCTCCCCGGCTGAATTTTATCCATTTGGTCTTCAAGAGCCATTTGGCGTTCAACCCTTTTCGCATAGGCTTCATCAAGACGGGATTGCCATGCGGCTGCTTCCGCACGTTTCTGAAAGGCTTTCATCATCAAAGAAGTGTTCTTGACAAAGATGTTTTCTGCGTCATTGACACTGTTGACGGCAATTCCTAAATCCTTGAACTTAGCCTGACTTTCTTTTATCCATTCACGCTTTTCATGGGCTGATTTACAGTTCTTGTATTCTTCTTGAAGACGTTTGTACGTTGAAATGGCTTTGCCCGCTGATTCGCTAACCTGTTTGTTGAATGCCTCGGCTTCCTCACGTTCTTTTTTCAAAGCGTCAGAGGCTTCGTCAGTTGACTTTCTGAAAGCGAGGAACGCAGTTACGGCGGCAGCGAGAACAGACAGAACCAAACCGAGGGGATTTGCCTTTACTGCCATGTTGAAAAGCAGCATAGCGTCTTTGGCTGAACGCACGGCGGTTGTCAGGGATAAGAAAGCCTGAACACTCTGCCAAATAGCCATCAGCTTATGGGCGGCGGCGACGGCGATAACGGCGGCTTTATATGCTCCGTATGTGGCGATGACGGTCAAAAGGATATTACCGACTGTTTCCCAGTTCTCAATCAAGGTTGATACAAGACTGAGAGAGGCATTTATTACCCCTTCCTGAGACTGACCGATGGCATTGAACATTGTGTCGATAGCGTCTTCAATGTTTGAAATCTGTCCCGTGATAGTCTTTGACTGAGCTTCCATAAGACCGCCGAACTTGCTGCCCTCGTTTGTCAGGTTCTCAATGGCTTTTTGAACCTCGGGGAAGCCTATCTTTCCGTCTTCAACAAGTTGTTTGACTTGATTTTCAGCTACGCCGAACTGTTTGGCGAGTTCTTCCATAAGAGGAATACCACGCCCCAAGAATTGGTTCAGGTCTTGTGTGTACAAGCGTCCCTGAACCATTGTCGTTCCGTACAGATAGGCAAGGTCATTGATAGGGATTGAAAGCCCGGCGGCGATGTCCCCGAGGCGAATCAGTGTATCGTTAACGTCATTCGCCGCAACGCCATAGGCAAGAAGCTGTTTCGCCGCCTGACCAATGTCTTTCATACCGAACGGGGTTATGGCGGCTGTCTTGATAAGTTGGGACATTAAAGCGTCAGCCTGACCCGCAGAGCCAAGCATGGTTTTGAAAGCGATTTCAAGCTGTTGAAACTCGCCTCGTACTGTCGCTACGTGCGTGATGAAATCTTTTATCTGAGATACGGCAAACACGCCCGCAACGGTCTTTCCGATTTTCTTGAACGAATCGTCAATTCTCGCACCTTCATCAACAGCCGTTTGCCCGATACCTTGAAGCAAGCGGCGTGACTCGGACGCTCCAACTCTTAACTGTGAGTTATCAAGACCGACACCGTAATTTAATCTTCCACCGTCATTATTCATTATGCCAATTATTTAATCGCAGGTTTCAAAAAATTTTCTTACTTCTTCTTTGTTTCTCGGGTCATCAGCCTTGATGACCTTTTGTTCTTCACCCTTTTTCCCGTCATTTTTCTTATTGTATGTCGGGAGAATTGCCCCGTACATTATCATGTTTGTATAGCTGATATTGTGCAGAACGTAGTCGAAAGTCAGATTATACCCTTTTGCGAAACCGCCAATTACAGCCCAAATGCTGTCGTTCAATTCTCCACTTTCCTCGGATGAAGAAGATTGAGTTCTGTCAGGAAAGTGGTAAGCCCGAAAAAATCGGCAATCTGCATTTTTGATAAAATTTGGCTCACAATCAGGTTCAGGGCTTTCGGTTCGACATCTTCAAGAAGTTCTTTTGCGAGTTCCGCTTTTCTGTCAATGGTAATTTCAACCTCAACCATGTGTTGGCGGCGAATAAGCCCGCACAGATACCGTTTTTCTTTGATTTGCTGAACTTTCTTCTTCTCAATGATGTTCTTTGCACCAAGAATGAGAATAGCCGCTATGTCGCCGAGAATACGGCAGTCTTTTGCCACGGACAAGGTTTCTTCAACGACCTTTTCGGCGTCAAGCACAATATGGGGAAGTTGCGAGATAGCCTCTGAAACAAGAATAAGTGTCGCCGTACTTGCGTGGGCGACCTGATATGTCTTTTCGCCGACCTTGACATCCAAAGGCTTTTCAAGGACGGTTTCCGCAACCATCTGTTCTATTGTCTTTTCATTCATAATCTGATATTTTTTAAGTTTCTAATCAGGGGCGGGAGCCGGAATCGAACCGACATGCAACCGGGAAATGCGTTCAGGCTTCACGGTGGATAAACCAGTGTATCAATCCCGCCAAAGGCTTTTAGCCTTTTGTTTTTGTATAGGGCTTGACTATCTTCCCCGTTTTTGGTTTCAGACAGCGTGCGACATAATGAAGCATCTTTCCATCTGCGGTTGAGTAGCTCTCATCGCAACGAACCACGGAACGGTCAATTAACGAGCCCTCGCATTCTTCATCTTCGGGCGTGATTCGGAAAGCGTGCTCGCCTGAAATCAATCCGTCATTGTCTTCAAAAGGACGTTCTTCGCCTTTCTTGACAAACAAGTCAAATTCAAGCGTGTAGGAATTCTTTCCGTATCGTACATCGACAAGCTCGCCGCCCTCTTCCGTGGCGGTCTTCTCAGTCCCCGCAGTCGGGGTTACTTTTGTGGTATCTTCCTTTGGCGTAGGAAGTTCCGTCCATGATGCGCTCGCTCCGGGAGCCCCGTCTATTGAGGGGGTGGTTTCAATTTTGCATTTACCCCATGATAATACTGACATAACTTATTCGTTTTAAATGTTCTACATTGATTTGATATTCAGAGGCGCATCATCGCTGCCGAAGAAATCATAATGAAGTTTCACAACGATGAAATGCTGATTGATGTCAGGTTCAGCCTCCGTGTAAATGGTTTGTTGAAGCCTGAATTTATAACAGGACTTATCGGCAGTCAGACTTTTAACCCATTTATCGGCGAGACGTTCTATTTCTTCTGCTCGCTGACCGTCTTCAACGAAAACCCCGTTATCGTAAGGGTCAACATCTGGAACATAGATATTCACGGTTACAACGCCCGTTTGAATGTCACCCGAAAGACCCGATGTGAATATCACAACGGCATCCTCCTTGCGGCTGTCTCTCGGGCGATTGCTGGTCTTACCGTCCCCTCTGTAAACGTCCCCTGAAATCATCGAGGAAAGGGTACTGTTTTTCAGCAGACGGTACACGTCCCCTTGAATTTGTTTTGAAGTCTTAGCCATATAAGTTCTGTTTAATGAAATCCGAGTTGTTTCAACATTTGCGGTACAAGACGTTCGGCAAGAAGTTCTGAACTGTCGAGAACGTCAAGCCCCTTTGCGGACACATAAGAAGCGTAGTTCATACCAGCCACGACAATAAGGCAAATACCCTGCGGGAATTTTCTTGCGAGGCTTTTCACATACGCCGCCCCCTTTGAAGAACCGTCCTTGCCTTGTTTCACGGTTTGGAAGCTGGAAGAATGGATTATTCGCCCGTCAACCGTGATAACATAACCGATTGAACTTCTCAGGTTGCCCGTGCGGTCTTTGTAAGAATTGGTTGAACGTGCCCGGTTCAAGACTACCTCCCCGATATACATCAGGTTTCGGATAAGAACTTGTTTCAGCCTTTCAAGCTGCTGTTCTGTATATCTGTCAATCTCCGACATCGGTGTTAGTTGTGTGATAGGCATATTCCTCTCAGTTATTTTTTGCGAAATCGGCGCATGTGGCGTTTACTTTTCTTATTGGTATGTTTGACCGGGTTGAAAAAGCAAAGCCGACATACAGCCGCAAATCGCTTTAGACCAAAATTCTTACTTCGCACACGGCTTCAAGCGGTTCAGCTTGAATTATTGAAAACGTGCCAATCTCTTTCCCTGACAGGTCTTTCAAGCGTAGCTGTTCCGAGGGAACGGGTTGTTCTTCAATCAGAATTTCATAGGAAGCCACAGTAAAATGTTCCCCCTTGATAATTCCGAGTTGGTTGAACTTCTTCGCCTTGAACTGACAAGGGATAAGCTCGCCCCACGCCACGGAAGACGGTTTGATGGGATAGCCCGTTTCAGGGTCAATCCCGTTCGCTGTCTTTGTCTTGAATTCGATTGTTCCGTTTTGAATAATCATAGCCGAGAGCCTTTATATCCGTAAATGGGTTTGTTTGCGCTGCCGCTGTCATCGTCAAAGTCTTTGTACAAGGCTTTAGCATGATTGCGGAGTTGCGTTCTCTGTTCGTCCGTGAAAGAATAGTTCTGCCCGCCCTGAGAAATGTTAGGAGCGAAAGACAGCCACAGAAGCAAGTCTGCTTTGGCGAGGTTGTAGTTTTTCCCTTTCAGAACCTCTTCTGTCGCTTCCGTGTCAAGGTTAAGCCCCCGTTTGTCCGCTGTCTCAACAAGTGTTCGGAGCGGTATCGGGTAGGCGTTTATACCTTTCAGGTTTTCAATCACTTTTGCCATAATTCAAGACCGTTTTTAATCCCAATCTTGTGCGTCCGTTCTCACGTAGATGTTGCGGTAAGCCGTATCAAATACGGGGATAGCGTCAGCCTGACCGATTGTAACCTCGCTCTTAGGCTCAATCGTACCGTACTTCTTGACAACTGTATGGGCACGCACGGCTCTCAGAATTGTTTCTTCGTTTTCCTGAAGAATGTCATACTGTGTAGAACCGAGTATTTCACTTTCTGACAAAATCATACGGCTGTTCTCAAACGGGTTGCCGGAAGTCTGTGAACCGTCTGAAAATTCACGGGTGATGGTTTGGTCAATAACACGAAGTTGAATACCGTTCAGCCATGCTTGTTTTGCGAGCATGGTGTTTACAGCAGCCAAGTCAGGTGTTTGAGAGATACCGAGGGCATTGGCGGCGAAAGAAGCGCACTGTTTAATGATTTGTTCCGCAGAACAGATTTTGTACAGTTCATCCAAGTTGATGAAAGCGAACTTCAAATTCAGGTTATTATCCTTACCCAGCTTCACAAATTTAGCAAGGTCGCCGATAATGTCAGCAGTTGACTTGTTGTTCCAATCAACGGATGATTTGGTTTTCATCTCATCATCCACGTCATAGTCAAGGTCAAATTCATTGGCGTAGGTTGCGTTCGTGGTGGTCGTGAATTTAAGCACACCAGCGTTTGATGCAAGTTTCCATGCAATATATTCTTCCTCCGACTGAACGCCGTTGAAACAGAAGTCAACATCGTTTCCCCAATACTCAACCAACTTTGTTGCGTCTTCGTCCTGAGCAAACGCCAAAGCGGTCTGATAATCCTTAATTTCAGAACGTGAAAGTTCACGGCTGATAGAGATAAACGGAATATCTCCACGTGCGCTCTCGAATATCGGGCGGCGTTTGCGCATGATAGTTCCGTTATCGGTGTGCAGGTCGGCGGCGACATTTTTCTTTTCAAGCTGGTTCGTTAATGTTTTCCAGTTGAAGCCGTTGACTTTCTTGACCGGAAAATGCTTCCCGAAAAGGAAGCCGGAAGCGTCAGCCGAGTTCAGACGGGCTTGAACCATTTGCTCGGTCAAACCCTGAATCATTGTATTTACAATAGTTCCCATAAATTACTTACGATTAATAGTTTATGATACCTTTTAGGTGTTTCATCACGCATTCGGGAAGCGGGTTGCCCTTTGTTACGCCAATAAGCCAAGCGTCCGTGTCAAGGTTTGAGTTCGGCACGATAGGCTTGCCTGTTCCGACAAGTGAAAGCGGTGTGTATTTCAGTTTTGATGTTGTCGTTGCCGATTCCTCTGCCGCTTCAATGATAAAGCCGCCTTTCTCAATCTTCACGCCGAGAGTTGTCCCGACCTTGATTGTGTCATGGGTTTTCTCTGTGGTTGTAATTTCCGTGATAGCATAAGCCTTACCACCTTCATCAGCCATGACGAAATCGCCCACTTTGAAATTGTGACCTTTGTTTACTTTGATGTCGGTTGCGGCTGTTGTAGCTTCTGCCGACAGAACGGCAATCTTCACAACGTGACAAATGCCGTTGTCGGGTGCGCTCAGTACTGCGCCTTCGTTCAGAAAATCGCCGCCGAGTTCAGAAACCTTGACTGAAACACCGCCGCGAATATCCGCTGTTTTGTGCATGAAGACACGAGGGGTACGTGTGTCTTTCCTGCGTGTTACTGTCATTCCCATTTTTTTGAATGATTTTGAGTGTTAAACATTAGAACGGCTGACCGTCAGCGGGCTTGTTATCACGGTGTGATATCGCCTCTATCTGCTCTTTTGTCAGTTCGTTCCCTTGACTTGATGAACCGCCGTTCTGTGCGGATGGTCTTCCGAAAACAGCCCCCTTTGCCCGTGTGTCATTGACAATGCCGTCTACCTCGGAAGTGATTTCGCCGACAAGCGTGTTGAACTGTTCATCGGTCAGACCGTCAACAGGTGTACGCTCGTAAGCTTTTCTGAGATTTTCGGGAAGTTTCTCAATGATTGTGGAAAGTTGTTGCTTGCGGGTTGCAGTTGTACGGTCTCCGTCCATTTTGTTCAAACGCTCGGTTATCGTCTTGTTGCTTTCGATAAGAGCCTGTGCCCAAGCCGGAACTTGCTCGCCCCCTGCGGATTGTGTCTGAACGGTTTGCGTTCCTCCCTGCTGACCGCCCTGAGAACCGCCCCCGTTATCAACCTTTTGCCCGTCTTTCAGACCGTATTTGGTTTCATAGGTTTGTACGGCTGTTTGTTGGGCTTCTGTCGCACGGCTGTCGCCGTAGCTTTCAATGATTTCGATAAACTCTTTTGTTACCCCTGCAACGGCAGTTGTAACTTGTTCATCAGTAGTTACAGTCTTGGCGAGTTTGTCGGCAATCCTGTTCAATACATTTGCGTTGACCCCCGGAAATTTGGCTTTCAACGCTTCTAAAATCTTTTGTTTCATAACGACTTCTTTGTTTAACTGATAAGTTTACTGCAACAAAGGTATGGTTTATTTCTTAAAGTGATTACAATATACTCATAAAAATAACGCTTTTTTCTTGTTTATCTCGGTTTTTATGCTATAAAATATACTTTTAAGCTGTTTTGAGATTGTTCATAAAACAATGGAGTTAAATACTACGGAAGTGGAGTTAAGTGGGGTTAAAAATAATCTGTCCAGTTAATTTTTACCCGAAAAAGTTGATTATTTCCAAAATACTTAACTTATATTTGCAATGTGATTAAGATGTAATCACTTTTAAACCTCAAAAAAAACAGAAATATGAAGACGATAAGTTTAGCATACAGCACAAGAGAAATCAACCGAAATTTCAGAATCAAGGTTTCAGGCGTTGACGGCGAGGGCAATAAGGTTCACAAGCTGGTTGGCGTTTCGGGGGCTATCGCTCTTATCGGTGTTGAAATGTTCAATAAACTTTTGAAGCGGGCTTTCAATAGCGTTGAGGACAAATGCGTATGCAAACTCAGGAGAGGTATCAAATTTTCATTTTATATCAAATAATCAGGAGGACAGAATTATGAAAGACAACATGAACAGTATCATCGAAGCAGCTTTCTGGGCGGGTTTTGAACCAAGTTCAGATGACTTGACAGAAGCCGCCTTGTATGAAGAGGCAAAGGAGTATTTAGAAAAATCATTTCAGTATTAACCAAATAAAATTTTCAATTATGGAAGCAATGACAGTGACAAATGAAAAGACTTTACAACAGGGTTTAAATGATGTTGTTATCAACAAAGTTCAACGGATGATAGACGGGAAAGCCGTTGGGGTTCAGGCTACAATGGAACGCCTTATCAGCGAGGGGAAGATTGCGCAAGATTATATTGCCCCGATAGGTGTTAACCTGAGACAGAAAGACCACAGCCCCGTGATAACATTCAACGGGGGAGAACGCCTGATGATGAATATGCCTGACGGTCAGTTCTCGCTCCATGATAACGCCATAGGTCAGCTTGCCGACAGAATGGGAGTTCCGCAACGCTATCTCAGGCAGCTTGCGCAAGGGGCTACATGGGCGAAAAGCCTTGCCGCCGAAATTCTGAACGAGCATAGCGGATGGACGGAAAGAAGCCGTGTTCTTGTTAGAACCGTTGGGGAACAGGTTCGGGGTGTTCTCTCTGACAGTTATCGCCGTTTGAACAGTGTTGAAATCTTGACCGCCTTTGTTCAGGAAGCGGCAAAGCAAGGAGCGGTTATTTCGGACGCTTATATGAACGACACAAAGGTTTGGGCTGAAACAATTCTGCCACAGCCGCTTGTTATCCCGACAGCGAAGAACGGCGATGTCATCATATTTGCTGGCGCACGTTTCTCAACTTCTGATTACGGGGACGGGGCGGTTGACATGCGGGCGTTTCTTTTGAACGGGGCTTGTCTCAATGGCATGGTTCGTGAAAGTGTGATGAAGCAGGTTCACTTGGGGTCTAAGTTGCCTGATAACCTGAAACTATCCAACAGAACGTATGAACTTGACACGAAAACCACCGTTTCAGCGGTTAAAGACCTGACGAAAGGTTTGTTCGGGAAAGATAATCTGATGAAGAAAGCCTACGAGATACAAGGGGCTTCCGAAATTGATGTTGATTTCGAGCATGAATTGAAGAACCTGACAAAGAACGGAAGTCTTCTGAAACAGGAAAGCAAGGAAGTTGAAAAGATTTTGATGCGCAATGACCCCGAAGACGGTGTTCAGGGAGGTTCAACCCTTTGGAAGCTCACTCAGGCAATCACGGCTCACGCCCGAGAACTAACCCCTGAAAGAAGCCGTGAATTACATGAAATTTCAGGTTCGCTTCTCAACCGTGTGAAATTACAAGCATAAATAACCATCTCCCGTGAACCCGTCAAAAGCGGGTTTGCGGGTTTAAAAATAGACTGCAATGAAAAAGACTGATTTGACATTTATCGGGGTTGACAGTTGGGACAGACCCGTGTACAAAGACACCAACGGCAAATTATGGAAAGACATTACGCTCGGGAGCGATACGCCTAAGTTATATTCAGCTTGCAATAACGACTTTGAGGGAGAGCCTGATATGCCTATTGAAATGACTTATCCCGATTTTGAATAGTTTACATGATGTTTAACCCGCCCGACAGAGAGCCGTAAAAGCCCTGTGTCGGGCTTAAAAACCGAAAGACAACGATGACAGACGAAAAGAAATTTGAGTTCAATGAAGATATTGACAATGATTGTTTAATGACATGGAAGAACGCCCGGACTTTGGGACGTTATAAAGCCCTCTGTAATGAACGTGATTCGGTTGACGTGAAGAAATATGATTGCTTCTTCGCTTTCGGTAATGAATCATTCGCAAGGGGTATGAAAGGAATACGCCCTTTGAATGACGGGGAGAAGATTTACAGTTTCGGAGCAGGAGGCTATGGCACAAAAGACGGTATAGAACGCCTGTTCAAGTTTTACGAAGACATGGAAGCCAGAATAAAGAGTGAATGTGACCCGCAGGAGGTTTATTGCTATGAATACAATAACCATGAATGTTGCGTTGCCTTTGACGGGGATATAGAAGCTATCAGGCTTGTTGCCCGGATATGGGGTGTCGAGACGGCGAAAACAATCAAACGGAGGTCGGCTTTTTATAGAGTTGAAGAACTTTTCAAAAATAATTAATTGAAAAAGTAATGTTTTCTACGAGATAATGTAGGTTTTCTCGTAGAAAACTATGCTTAATTAGTGTTTTCTGCACAAGAAACCCCTAAAGGAGAGGAAAGAAAAGAATATAGAAAAAAATACTACTAACGTAGTATAAAAAAAGACCCTGACGGGTCAGGCGTACACACCCTGATTTTGGGAATGGGGTTCGCCTGACACAAGGTTGGGGCGTTAAACAGAAAAAGACTATGGCGAAAGAGCAAAAGACGATTTACCGGGTTCAGTTCAAAGAACCGCCATTGAACGATGACGAAAGAACAGAGTTCTTCTTCACGTCACTTGCGGCGATTTATGATGTCTTCACGGCAGAGCAAATCGGCTGCAAGGTCAACCGCTTGTACAACATCGGTTTGCCTGACGGTACACCGTATGACGGGAAACGTTGCCTGATAACTCAAGAGGCGATTCACAGTAAGGCGCAGAAAAAAACGTTCACGGGCTGAGAAATAAAATAAGCCCGAATAAGCCGATTTAAGGCGTTATTTTGAGTTAGCTTATAACTTGCACAAGATTGACTGCGAAAATCCAACAGCGGGGCTAAAAACAGGTAAATTGGCGATATTTGTGATTACAATGTAATCATATTATCCGGTTTATTCGTTTGAGGCTTTCAAAAAACATTCGCTTTTTTTGCGAACTTTCAGAAAAAGAACTTATCTTTGCGGAAGAAAAAGAACTGAATATGGAAATAATCTTCAATGAAGAATATCTTCGGGAAATGTATAATACCGGGCGAACGGATAAGAAACACCGTTTTCAGCCTCAAATTATACGGAAATATATTCGTGTGATAGATTTGATGCGGGACACTTCAAATGTCTTGGGGTTAATGCGATACAACGCATTGAATTACGAGAAATTGAAAGATGATAAAGCGGGGCTTTCTTCTGTGAGAGTGAATGACCAATATCGCATTGAATTCGAGGAACATACCAAAGACGGGGAAACCGTTGCCACGATATGCAATATAACAGATTTGTCAAACCATTATAAATAATTGATTATGATAACAATACAGGGAGTTGACCCTAAAATGATAGCGAACAATATTGAGCCTGCGTTTCCCACGCATCCGGGGGAAATCTTGAAAGAAGAAATCGAATACAGGGGGATTTCTCAACGCAAGTTGGCTGAACGGATGGGCATAGGATATTCTGTTCTGAATGAGATATTGAACGCCCGCCGACCTGTCACTGAAAAAACGGCGATGATGTTCGAGGCTGCGCTGGGGGTTGAAGCTGAACCGTTGATGCGTCTTCAAATGAGATACAATGTGCGTATCGCCCAAAAAGACAAGTCTTTCATGCAGCGTTTGGATAATATCCGCAAGATTGCCGCCGTTCTTTAATGGCGTTGCGATTGCGCCTGAATGCCGGGCGATAATTCAGAACGTGAAGACTTACACCAATTTGGAAAGTAAAGCGTTTATACGTCAAATTCGGAGAAAATAACTTAATAATTAAACGATATTCAGAATATGGGAACAGAAAAAACGGAGAAGCGTCTTGAAATAAATATTGCTTCTGACATGAAGTTGCTTTCTCAATCAGAATTGGAAATTCTTTTGAAAGAAAAGGCATCCATTGATTACGAGAAACAGTGGGATGATTACAAAAATAATAATTCAAAAAAAGATAATTCATTCGGTGGGTTTTCCGGTAATGTTTTTGCGAATTGTTGGAAATACATAAAATGAAAAGAGTATGGAAACAGTTTTTGATTATAACATAACAGACAAAGAGCGTGAAGACATCGGAATATCTGACAAAGAACGTTATTTGGCTATTGTGGGGGAAGATACCGCAAATTTAGACCTTGCCACCCTTTTTCATACCCGAGGGGATAATAACAGGATGGCAAGGTACGCAGACAAACTTCCGCTTGATATGAAGGTGGATTTTTATCGGACGGTTACGCACCCTTGATTCTTGTTAGTGTTTCTGCAAATTCACTTGAAGACATTCTGAGATTCTTAACAATGTCTTTTGCTGTTTTCAAGTCATATTTACTTTTCACTTGAACAAACTTCACGATTTCCTCGTGGATTTCTTCATACGGGGTTTTCAGGATGATGTCTTTGAAATGGGCGTGCGCTTCTGCTTGCGTGACGTTTATATGCTTCAATAGATTTTGAAAATTAGAAACGAAACGCCCATAACCATAACCCCGTTCAATGATTTCTTTAGTGTTGACCGCCTTTCCTCCGAGGCTTTTCACAAAGTCACGGTATGAATGACGTGCACAGAACTGATTGATAGTTTCCATTGAACGGCTTCTTAAATCAGTTTTGTTTCTCAGGTTCTTCCAACCGACAGCTTGTGCGTGGCGTATTTCATGCCATAGGCTTTCAAGGGCGTATTCTTGTTTGAATGTCATATCAACACCCGTGGATATGGCTTTTAAAGCCCCCTTGACTTCTTCAAGCGGGTTGAATGTCTCGCCTCCGACAAGCCTAAATTCCCGGTTGGCAATTTTGATTGTGTTTCCCGCCATATCATAAGCCCCTGTGGAGTTCAGGTAAGACCGGGAGTTCGCCATGAAGAAACTTACACCTTTCGCCCGTGTTATCACGACATCTGCCAGCCCGCCGAGGAATAAATCGGGGTTATTTTGGGCAAAGGTCTTAATCGTGTTCTGAACCTCTTTGCCCGTGATATAGTTCGGGTCTTTGAGTTTCAGAAAGGCTTCTTTCAGGTTCTCAATAATCCCTGCGTCTTGACCTCCTTTCAGCGTTCCCATATTCTGAATGAACCTTTCAGGGATAAACTTCACGTTGTCACGGATGAAGTACGGAACAGAAGACATACGTTTCGCCCGGTCTTCATTGTCAACAAGCCATTGTTTGAAATTGTCAGGAACATCCTTGACCTCGTTTTTGCTACCCTGAATGGGTTCTTCCCCTGCCATAATGCGGCGGTTGTCTTCTGCCATTTCTTCCTCGGTCTTCAAGACCGTTTCAGCATGACAGCGGCAATGTGGATGCCACCCCGTGAACTTGAACGTCTTTGGATAAAGCCCTTTCAGTTCATCACAAATATCCTTGAACGCAACGCCGTTCAAAGTGTGGTTATTACTCAACTTGATTTCAATCCCGACAACGAAATCAAGGTCTTGCCAACGGGTATAATCAGCCGTGCGATAGGCGATGTTTGTTTCCGTGGCGGCGAGGCGGCGGGCGTTCTTGAATGAAGAACGATAAACGCCTTGACCGGGATGAAAAGCCGCCGCCCGCTTGGATAGCTGCAAAACTCCGTGTTCATCCTTGACACGTCTGAACAGTTTGTCGGGGAATTTCAGGTATTGACGCAGTTCTTTCGTCATGTCCTCGGCAGATACGCCGTTTCTCAAACCGACATCAAGACCGAGTTCGATTTCCTCTTTGAACTGGTTCGTATAATTCCATACACGGTCAGAGAGGTTCAGCCCGTTTGTCTTTCTCTGAATGAACGCTTCACGGGCTTCATCGTTCGTTGAGAAATAACGGCGGTATTGAGCCTGAGAGAGTTTTCCCACGTTGTTACCGAAAACCTGACGGGCGAGTTCGTTGTTCTTGTTGTTTGATAGCGTCCAAGCGGAGTTTATGCCGTTAACTATCGCCGCCGACAACCCGCTTTTTAGCCCCGACAACAGCCTTTCTATTCTTTTGCGTGTAATTGGGTAGTCGCTGAAAGAAAAGAGCTTGTCGGGGTTAAAATCGCCTATGGTCGCACCGATGCGTGCGGCTTCCTTGACAGCAGCCTCGTAAATCTGTTCTATCCGCTTGTCAAGGGCTGACAGGTCTTTCAGGTGTTGACGTTCCCATTTATTCAGCCTTGCCATCGTTTACCTCCCGTTTGATGAAATGTTCGCACTGAGGGTCTGAGAGAAAGCGACAGAACTTGCCGCCCGTATAGAACGGACAACGGCACATGAACGGTTTCCCGTTTGCACCTATTTCATGCCAGTCATAGCTATGCTCGCAGTCACGACATTGAAATTTCGGTTGTTCTTTGGTCTTTGGCGGTTGTCTTCTTCTTGATATTGCCATAATGTCCCCCTTTCTTGTTATTCAGCCATTTCAAGGCTGTCGTACATTTCTTCTTCCTTGATTTCTTTCAGTGTCTTGTCAACGTCATCGGACTTTCCGTAACGCTCAATGGATTCACGCTGGGACATAAGAGGCTTGCCACCGTTGGCTGTCATCAAGTTGTTGATGTCATCCTTTTCATCCGATATCGTGAACGGGGTAATGATGATTTCAGCTTTCAGAGCGTCAATGTCGGCGGCGTAGCTTTCCCCGAAGACAATCTTTGCGAAAGCCTTGATAACATTTATTTCACGGTCGAAAAACTCAATCAGCGGTCCTTTCTCATCGTTGACTTTCAGTTGTGCGTCAATGAACAGTTGTTTCCGGCTCTCTCCTGATAAGGCGACCTGCGACATCTTTTCGTAAGACCAATCAGGGAGTTGAAGCATTGTGAAATAGAGGTTTCTCAACTCTGAAACGTGGAATTTCAGGTTCTCAACGGCTTGTTGCCAAGTGACATACTGCGCTGTTGAGCCTTTCGGGTATTGCATGACGGCACGAGCTTCCTTATCAGGGCTTTTTTCATCGCCGTAACTTATCGCTTCATCAGCGAAGACGCAGAACAGCGGCTTTGAGTTCTCACGGATGTAATTACCGTTACGGCTCAAAGACCATTCAATTTCATAAACGGTATCTGACGTGAATTCCCAAATCGGGAAAGGACGGCAGGCGTAAATTGCGGGGATTTTCAAAAGCGTTATATTTTCATTCTCAATCTCCTGCCATGAACCGCTTTCAGAAGACCATTTGATGTGCTTGTTTGCCGTGTATGCGTCAAAGAACTTCACGGTCTTTCTCCCTTTCTTCCTTTGATAGCCGACTGACATTGCTATCATGTCGCCGTATTCATCGAAAAGGGGGTATAGGTCATCGCCGAGCATAGGGGAGAACGTGCGACAACGGATTTTCAGGGGGCTTTTTCTTCCGTAAAGCGTGTTGTTCTGTTCAAGGGCGTACCATAACGTCATAATCTCGCAGCCGGCAAAGAACCTATTCACACGGTCTATGTCAACGCTGTCGATGCGGTTCTTGTCGAGGACGCTTGTTATGAATGTCGCCACTTCTTTCTGTTTGTCGTTCTCAGGTTTGAACACACGCTTGACAGGTATAGCCGTAACCAGTTCTGTCATTCTCTTTGATGCGAGCTTCTGAAAGCCGAGCGCAATGCGGGTCACTTGCTGAATTCCGTCTTCATTCACGATGTCGGGGTATTTCTGTCTATCCATGACGGGGTGAAACTTCGGGTTATACTCCATTTCAAGCCCTTTTCTACCGCCCCAAACAGGGACGTTCACGGTCTTTTCACTCAGGGCGGCAATTTTCTGTTCTGCCGTCATGTCCGAATTTAAAATTTCTTCGATTGTCATTGTTTGATATTTTTTGAATTGAATATTCTGTTTGTTATCTCCGCAGCATTTTCGCAATTCTGTTCACGTTGATAGGTTTCGCATACCGAACGGGATAGAACGTGTTAGCCAAAGCGTCAAATTTGTCAGGGCTTCGCCCGAGGCGTTCTTTTATGTCTTCTTTCGGCTCAATATAAAGTTTGCCGTTTGACTTTACCGAGAACTTTATTTCCGTGGCTTCTTCGTCAAACTTGTCATCCGGCGGTAGCATGGCTCCCGTATTGTTTCTTGGGTTCAGCCAATCACGGACAGCCCAAAACAGATAAGCACGCATGTTGAAGAACTTGTTTTGCCCCGTGATGTCGCTCAGTTCACGCCCGTTAGGGGTCTTTGCGCTCTCTGAGTACTTGCAACTCAGGATATAATGCGGTTCGTCTTCAAGTTCAACGCAGCGGCTATAAACGCCCGCACCCTCGCCGATTGTGTCAATGCTGACGTAAAGACCGATGTTCTGTCGGCGGGCAACCATGATTTTTCCAGCCACTTTCATGTGGTCTGCCACGCCGCCTGAATTGTGTGTGTCAAAGGAAGCCACCCAGTTGTCACGGCGAAGGACATAACACGTTGCGTCACGCCCCATGCCCGCCACGTCAACTCCGAGAATATTGAGGTCAGCCCGAAGCGGTTCACGCCCTTTGGCTTGTTTCCAACGTTCATGCGCTTCTTCAAGCCATTGACGGGGAATAAGCGTGTCTTCATCGACTTTCGGGAACAGACCGAGGACTTTCTTTCTGAACAGGTCTTCCGGGCGATACCATTGCCCCTCGAACTCAAAGTCATCCATTTCTGATATGATTTCATCGGGGGATATTTTCTCACACCAATTTTCAAGTTTATCCAACACCCAATCATAGTCAACCTGACCGGGAATAATAATCTTCTTGCTTGCGATATTCGGAGCAGTCAGGCTGTTCAGACGGTATTTGTGCCAACGGTCTCCTTTCTGAGATTTGGCGGCATAGCCTACTGTCTTGTTTGGGTTGAAGACAAGAAGAATACGGCTGTCGCCCTGCAGGTTTCCCTCTATGGCGGCAAAGGTGTCATCCCCGATACCTGTAGCCTCGGTTACGACAAACATCGTGTGAACCGCATGAAAACCTGACCACGCTTCATGGTTGTGTTCATCAGCTTTGAAGCCTGTCAGGAACCATTCATCATTGTTTGTTCTTATGTCATAGGCGTTCAGTTTGCCTATAAGTTCAACGCCACGGGCTTTGGCTCTGTTGAAAAGGCGGCTTATCTCAGGCATCATGATGTTTTTTACTTGACGGTCTGTCGGGGCTGTCAAAGCGACTTTGGTATTTTCAACAAGTTCTATTTCGCCCAAACTGTTCTTTCTCCAGCGAGGGGTGAGATACAAGAAACAGATAGCGGCACAAGCCGCCACGAAATCCTTTCCACGGGCTGTGCCTGATGCAACCGATGTTCGCCTGTTGTGCTGAACGCTTGACAGTATTTCTTGCTGTTCTTTGTCAAGGGTCACTCCGAGGGCTTCACGGACAAACCTGTTCCAGTCTGCCCGCCATAGGTTCATCAGTTCAAGACCTTTCTTGCGGAGAATATCTTTATTCTGTTTCTTCATTGAGTTATTTTTTGCTGATTCGCCCTGTGCCGGGCTTTCGTTTTCAAATGGTAACTTTATACGAATGAATTATTTCAGAGCCACATTCGGGCGCAATCGGGGTTATTCTGCTTCGTCCTGCGTTTCGGCTTCATCCAACAAGCCACTTTCAATCAGCAGAGAGGCGAAAGATACATTTCCGTTGATGTCTTTCTTTTCGGGAGCGTAAAGACCAAGCAGCTTACGCCGTTCTTCAAGTTGTTTCCTGATTTCGGCGATATATGACGGGTCTCCGAGCATGATAACCTCCGTTTCCGTGCGCTCTGTCTGATACGTCCTGATTGAAGTCTGCCCCGTCTCGTTGTCACGGGCGGGAGAACCTTTCTGTTTGCGTTGCGTCTTATTGTAATCAGTCTTTGACTTTTCCCACTGTTCCCATAGTTCCCGGCAGGTTTCGTCAATGCGTTCAAGTTCAAGCGTAAGGGCAGCGTCCATGTCTTCAATTCTGTTTTCCCTCCATTCGTCAAGAAGCGTTTGCACGTCTTTATGAACCGTGGCGAGGGAATAAGAGGGCAGTTCAAGTCTTTTTACGACTTCTGATTGAATTTTTCTGAGGCTGTAACCCCGCTTGTACATTCCCGCCACGATTTCGAGACGGGCTTGTTTCAGTTGGTTTCTTTTCTTCTCTTGTGCCTTGCTCATAGTTCTTTTGTCATTGAAAGAAAGTTCAGATAAAAATCAAGGTTGCAGCTTGAAAGTTCGATATATGTTCGCCCGAACTCAGGGAACGTATGAACAGCAAAATGGCTTTCGGAAAGCAGCCATAAAGCCGTGTAACCTTGTGGACTGAAATGATGTTCCGTGCAACTCAGAACATTGAAGCCCGCCTCACGGAGAAGTTCGTCAAACATCCCCCGCAGGGCTTCCGGGTCTGTCTCTTTGACCCATTGGGAGTGATTCCAGATTTTTGCTTGCATGGTCTTATTCATTTTCAGTTGTTTCACTCTCAGAAGAAGTTTCAGAGGCTTCAAACTGAACCATGTCTTCTTCTGTGTACTCAATTTTCGGGTATTCTTTCTTTATGTCTTTCGGGTTTCCCTTGAAGAATACAAGGATATGTTGGTGTGTCTTTGCGACCTTTCTTGTCTCCATGTATCGGGCGGCTCTTAGGGCTGTTGATGCGGTCTGTTCAACAAGGATGATTTCGTTATACAGGAGAACGCCCGCTTCTTTGAATATCCGTTTGATGTCGCCGCAGAAGTCATAATAAAAGCCCGTCTTCCGGTCACGGACATCGCCCACACAGATAACGGCGAAACGGTTATTTCTCAGGCAGCCGACAGCCGCCGTGAAAGCGTTCTTCAATATCTGAATGAAGTCTTCATAGCTGTCTTGATTGCTTGCGTCATTCGGGAGGTCTGAATACTTTTCAAGGTCAAAATATGGAGGACAACTGAACAGCAGGTCTTGGCTCTCGGGGTTGATGTGCTTCGCCACGTTCTGACCGTCATCGCAAATATAACGGGCGGTCATTTCAGCCACACGCTCGTTGTTCAGATTGGCTTGCTGTTCTCTTAGTTCAATGCCTGTGAATTGGTTGCCGAGATAAGCGGAAACAAAGCCGAAAACGCTATCGCCAGCGAAACAGTCAAACGTCTGACAGTTCTTGAACCCAAACCAGCGGCAAACGATTTCAGCCATAACAGGGTCAAGGATTGAAACGCCCTGAGCAACGATTTTTGACTGTTCCCGTTCAAGGTCTTCTTTTGGAACGTACTTTTCGATGTACTCTTTGAACGTGATACCGAGTTCTTTTCTGTGTTCACGGGTTCTTTGATACAGGTCTTTGTACTTGATTTCAAGGCTCGTTACAAGCGTGTCATTACGGCTTTCGCCCATATCTCCAATGATGTCATACCACTTCTTTTTACGGTCTTGCCAATAACCTTTGCGAGTGTCAAGGATTGAGAATGGGGGAACGACAAAGCGGTCAAACAGTGATGATTCGGGTGCGCTGTTCGGCAGGGAGGAAGAACCGTTTCCGCTTTCGCTTTCTGACTTGTCTTCCCACAGGTCTAAGCCCCAATCAACAAGTTCATCCGTGTCCCATTCATTAGCGAGAGCGTCCATGTCCCACTCTCCATAACCCACGTTGTCTTTGATGATGAACTCCCGCTGTTCTGCGTCTGTCAATTCAGAAGCCTTGATAACATGGGCTGTCGGGCTGTCAAGCCACTTTTCCCAATGGCTGCGTAAAAGGTCTCGTTCCGCTTCTGTCTTCTGTGCGTATCCTGAACATTCCCCAAGCCGGGTGTTTATTTCAGCGGGAGACATTTCAGCGATAGCGGACAAAGCCCGAAGACGCATATTCCCACCAAGAACCGTGAACGTGTTGTCAACGACTATCGGGCGAAGTTCAAGCATCTTCGGGAGAATGAGAATAGACCTAATCAACTTTTCAAACTTGTCATTCTTGATTGTACGGGGATTCGCCCCGTTAACCTGAATTTGTGAAAGATGAATCGTTTCTGTTTTCATACTCTTTTTTGCTTAGTGATTACATTGTACGCACAAAAATATGAAAAAATGAGTATAATGTAATCACTTTTAAGCAAAAAAGGGGCTTTTTAAGGGGTAAAATCATTCAAAATGGCTGATTTCATCAAATCAAGGGTCTTTTTCTTGTACAAGTCATCAGGCGTTGTTCTGAACACACGCCAGCCCATGAGCGTAGCCGTATTATACTTCTCAATGTCTCCGAGAAAACCTTTCGGGGAAGTGTGCCGCCCGCCCGTCCATACGCCACCCTCAACTTCAAGGGCGATTTTGT